GCTGGCTTGGGGTTGGTGTCTGGATCGATACCACCATTTTGCGTGCGTTCAAGGAGAGAGCGATGAATACCGCCTTCCCCAATCATCATGGGGTACCCTTTTTCGTTAATGCCGTCGCCGCCGGGTCCGACGATTTCATCTAGGTCAACATTCAGCTGCCGCTTTGCGAGCGCAAGAGTGGCATTACGAATATTTTGCGCGGTTTCTGTACGAGGACTGGTAGCCGCATAAGCATCAGCAAAATCCCTCATCCAAGAGTAAATCTCTTCATCGGAAAAGCCGAGGTCTCGGGCTTTATCGATTATAGGGCCAGTGTGGTAAAAATATTGTGCTTCCGTGCCGACAAAAGGCTCCATACGCTCGGCCAGCCGGTCAGCAATCTGATCCGACATTTCCTGAACGGGACGACCCCGGTCGCCTTTAGGAAGAGTTCTATTAGATCCCTCGGGAAGGCGCGGGACGTACGTCTCTCGCTGCTCAGGCAGCGTCCGCTCGTATGATTCCGGGCTTAGATCAAAAAGCGTCTGCTCGCCAGAAGGCTGTATCCGGTCTTTTGGTTTGCGAGACATTTCTTGCGCGCGGGCGCCAAGGACATCTTCCATGCTAGGGCCACTGTCGCCGCCACTGAAGCCTGTCTTCCGAACGACGACGCCTGCAGGGCCTAGCTTTATGTTTTCAACTTGATAGCCGTCGCCTAGACGCGACTGAACATACTCTTGAAGCTCTTTGGGTGTGAAACCTTTCTGATATGTCCCACGCCCTGTAATGACCGACATTGATTCCGGCCCGGGTTCGCCAGACGCGGACATAACATCTCGTCCTCGTGTTGTTATGACGGCGTAGCCGCCCGGCTTAAGTATACGCCCGATGTCGTCTACGATTTCATCGCGCGCTTCTTTCGGCACAACATTAAGGACATTGAGGCTGGTAATTTTTTCGTAGCTGCCATCAGGTATGTCGTCGGCAGATGAATATGTCGGCTGGAACCCCTCCTTGGGAAATGGTTCATATGTATCAAAGCCTAGAGACTGACTCTTACCCAGCCCCGCGCCGAAATCAAGCGTTTGCCCTTCCGGGGCCAAGTCTGCAAGAATTGCCGACGCTTTTTCGTAGGTCGGAAACGTACCTGCAATTTGAGTTCGCTGTGCGTTTTCTGGAGGCGGCATTTTAGCGCCCAAACCTCGCTCGGCGTCAAAGGGAGCGTCTGTTTTGCCGACGTTCCCGAGATTGCTGCCGACACGACCCTCCCGGTAAGCCTCAGCGGCGCCTTCCCCGAGACGCTCCAAACCCCGGACACCACGAGCCGCAAGGCTGGACGCGCCTCCGAGGATGTCGTCCAGTTGATTGGCGCCGCGAGTAAAGCCAGTCCCGGCAAAGGCTTCAGGCATCGCCATGATGTCGCGGGCAAGACGCCGCTCGCCTTCAGGAGAGCCGCCAAACACCTCACCGACGGCCCCGGCGACAGCACCCCACGCGGCTTCGCCAACTTCCACGCCCGCCATAGCCATATCACCGGCGTAGTCGTTGGCGCGCCGCAAAGCCTGATACAGGCGGGGATCATCCTCATCGACCTCAGTGACCCCGGCGTCGCGGAGACGCTCCACGGCCCGGCTGAGTGCTGGCTCGACGTACTCCGCGATAGTATCACCAAAACGGTCTACCTCAGGCTTGGGAGGATCTTGCTCCTCCCAATCCGCGCTGGGCAGCATTGTAGTCGCGCCGAGAGCTTCTTCCGTTTGGCGGTCCACTTCAGCCATCACTCTGCCCCTTTTCGGACTTCTTCTTGCAGCGTAGAAAGTCGGCCCACTTCTCTCAGCGCGCCCTGAATTGCGCGAACCTCATCCATGCTGTTGGCCTGTTCAAGACGGGAGAGGAGGACCGCCCTGCGAGCCTCCATATATTCCAGCAGGGCGTCGTTGGTCTCAGGATCATTCACGAGGAGCAGAAGCTTCCTGCAGACGTGCCGTTCCATATCGTACCGCCCTTATTGCATACCCGGAGGAGTGGGCGTCGTACCGCCCTGTGGCGGCCCCGCAGGAGCGCCGCCGTTGGCTCCACCGCCACCTCCCGTGAAGCCTGCTGCGCCCGGCTCAGGAGCCGCTCCGGGGGCCACGTTGCCATTACCCGTCCCCGTGGGGTCGCTCGGTGCCGGGGGTCCGCCCGGAGTGGAGGTGCCTTGCCCCGGAGTGGAGCCGCCCGCCTGCTGGGGCGGCTGCGGCATCATCTCCTGAATTTCCGCCATCATCTTGGCTTGAACGAGAGCCTCACGCGGATCATTCAGGATTTTGTCTTCGTCGAGGTCCATAGACGCCGCAAGTTCACGCAGGATGTAGTCGTACTTCACGAACGGCTGCATCATCGGGTTGGCGGTCATCTGCATGAACTGCAGGAGGCGCTGAGACCGAACTTCGTTTCGCATGAGGCTTTCCGTGCCACGCGCCTTAACGTCCAGATCCCCTCGCGCGTACTTCTCGTCGAAGTTAAACTGCATGTTGAAGGCGAACAGGGCCTTACCGAGAGGCGCGAGCAGATACTGGTCGAAATTGCGGACCACAGCCTTGATGTTCTGAGCCGCCGCGCCCATCAACATGGACATACCAGACGCCGTACGGCCCACGCCCATGACGCCGCCGATACCATGCGCGTAGGACGGCATCCCGGTGGCCTCGTCTGCAAGCTGGCGGGCTTTATCGAACATCATGTTGAGTTCATTGCTGATGTTCGGAAACTTCGTACCAAAGATCGCCTGTCCCGGCGCGCCGGACTGCCGCCGGAAGATCTTGCCGGGGTAAATGTCCATGTCTTGGCCGGGGACGAGGTTCGTCTCGTCCACTTCGATGAGCAGGTTGCCAGACAGCGCAGCGTTATCCACGGACATCCTCATGAAGCCATTCATAAGAAGCTGCGTGTCTTCCATGTTTTCCGCCACGCCGACGCCGAAGAAGCTGTAGGGGTTCATCTCATACGGCACAGCCGAGTACGGGATGCGCGTGGGCGTGAAGGGGTTCAGCACAAGGCGCAGAATCTGGTCGTTACAGATCCAGACGTTGATCTGGACCTCATCAAGGTCATCAAACTCACTCGGGATGTCGAGATCCGCCTCTTCCGCCGTCTCGCGGTCAATCACACCCCAGTATTCCAGCACCTCGTAGCGGTCGATGTTTCCGCCGTCTTCGGTGTCGTCCAGAACATGCTCCCAATGCTCCGCTTGGTAGCTGGGTCCGTAGTCCACGGCCAGTTCAATACTCTCGGATCGGAAGTGAGGCCGCTGCTTCAGCTTACGAAGCTGAGTCTTGTTCAGGCGATGCCGCTCAACAGTGAACTCCAGCTCATCGCCGTTGCGGGCATCCGGGTCAGGGTAGAAGTCCCAGATGCTGATACCTTCGACGCGTGGGATCGTCTCGAAGACCGGGTCGTATTCGCCGTCAGAGTTCCAGCGCGGATATTCCTTGTCGAAAGCGAACGGCCCTTTCATCACGCCCGTGCCAAAGAGGGCAGCCTCAAACGCCACAGTGTGCAGGTGCTTGTCGGCTGAGGTCTCTGCAAGCTGATCGTGGAGCTTCTGCTCCATCTCGCGGGCTGCTTCCTTGGCTGGCTCCCAAGTCACAGCGCTTTGGTTGGTACCGGCGCCCTCGGTAAGCTGCTCCTCGACCGGCTCAAGCCGCTCTTCAAGCGGCCCGAGGTCTTTCTCGATATCCGGACGACTATAGCGGCGAGGAACGTCGTACTCCACGCCCGCTTTCTCTTCGACCTTTTCGTCCGTGATTTGGTTGGGATCGTAGTGGACTTCTCCCGCTACCCCAACGGGGTAGTTCTTGGCTTCGATACCAAGTGGAAACTTCGACCCGGCGAACAGGACGTCCATGATTTGGGCATAGGCCGCAAGAACCTTCGTCTTCGTGATTTTTACGAAGGCCTGAGACTTCTCGCTGTCCGTGAACTGAACGTCGGGGCCGTAGAGGCCACGGTAGTTGCGGTAGGCCATGAGCCACCGCTCCTCGTCATGGCGCCGACGATCCTTTGCACGTTGAAACGCCGTTTTAACGTGCGAAACTACACCGCCAAGCTCAAGGTTTTCCTGTTCGACGTCTTCGTCTTCCTCCAGACGAACGATCTGGTCGGCTTCAGTAGAGTCTTCGGGCGAAACATTGCCCGCAGGCGGGTCCATAAGAGCCATGAGGTTTCCTTAGTATCCGAATTGAGGGACGGCGGGGCGCCAGCGTTTTGTCGGTACACCGGCGCCATCACTGAAGGGGGAGAATGCGCGCGGGCGAGACATCACGCCGTAGCGAATGCTGTCATACGCGTGGTCAGACTGGTACTTTGGGTCAATGTCGTCGCTACCTTTCGGATCGGCAGGAATCACCGGAAGGTCTGCGATAATCTGGCGGCAGGTATTGAAGAAGACGATGCCCGGCATGCCGGTGGTCTCGTCTACCTTCAGAAGCTCATGTAGGCGGTTCTTACCCGATACCCTTGCCCCGTTGGAACGATCAGAGGGACGCCAACGGCAACCCATCGAAATCATCTCTTCGGCAATGCTTGGGCCGACCTGTCCTCGCTGATGCCAAGCGGAACTGTCGAGGACGCCGTAGTCGATACGCTCGCCCTTCTCAGCCTCTAGGACCGCCTTTGCCAAATCCTTGCCGGTGTGCTTGGAGACATACAGCTCTCGGTAGACGAACAACGTCTCGTAGGCAGGATCTATGGCGAACCAGTGAACGGCTGAGTAGCTTGAATAACCGTAATCGCAGCTACGAAAACGACGCCAGTTTTCAGGGATCTCGAACGGCTCGCAGACGTGGGTGGCCGTACGAAACTCCGAGAAGGCCGCACCTTCTGCAATCGTCCAGTCGCCCTCAAGAAGCTGTCGGCGCTGCATCTCAGGCAACGACAGAAGAGACGCTTCGTAGGAAGTGTCTTGGGTAAGGTACGGGTTGTCGTAAAGACTGGCAGGAATGAAACGGCGCTGAAAAAGGGGCTGGCCCGCCTTCTCGTGATTGTCCGGGTAAACCATAGGTTCCCCGGTCTCGATGTTCGTAGCCGTGAAAGGCTGCCCCGCAGGCGC